CAAGCAAAACCAACTAAACTATTTTACCAAGATCAAAACAAAGTACTTCAGGAAGTAACCGAGTATCAAGGAATAATAAACAACAGCACGGGACAACTGCTAAATATTCCCAAAAACGATTACACAATTTTACAACTAGATAAAATTAAAAATGTTATTGAATCATGCAGGGATTCACTAGCAATAGAATCTATTATGAATATTGATAGCAAAAGATTTGTAATTAATACATATATAAAAGAATGTATTGGAGACGTTAGAAAAGACGACCCGATAAAAAGACGCTGTACATTTATTACTAGCATGGACTCTAGCGTAGGGTTCACTTTGGCACTTCTGGACTTCCGTATGTTTTGTTTTAACCAAATGGCGCAAGTCAAAAGCAGCGAAAACTTAAGCTTTAAGCACACAAAAAATATCACTGCATTAGTGGACCGACTACCTAGAGTGATTGACTTCAATAAGCATACTTTTAAACAGAGTATCGAAGAGTACAAATATATGGTAAGAAAAGAAATTAAAGAAGAACAAGCGCACGAGATATTAAAAGACTTATTCAAAAATGAATGGCAAAATAAAAAAGTTTGTACACATAGAGTTTTGAAAACTACTAGAGAAAAAACTGTAAATGATTTAGTCCAATATAAACCAATAATGGATAACTTCAGAAAAGAAAATAATATACATAACTCAAGTAATGCGTATAATTTACACAATGCAGTAACTAGTTATTTATGTCACGAACAAGGAGCAAGTAACATAAAAGACGAGAGCGAAAGAGCAAGAATACGACTAGAAAATTGTCTTTATAAATCCTCAAAAAATATTATAAATAGAAGTAAGGAATTATTATTAACAGCCTAGACTGTAGAAACTATTGTTAGACCTGGAGCTCAAAAACTTCAGGTCTTTTTTATTGCTTATTTATTATTGTGATATTGTATTAACTTAAAAAACTGTTATTATTAAATAGTAAACCATCATTTATTTACAACCATGGCCACCCGATCAATTATTGGAATCCTACACGACAACAACACAATAGAATCTATTTACTGTCATTATGACGGTATGCCGAGTAACACGGGTTATTTTTTATTAACTTACTACAATACAAAACAAAAAGTTTTAGACCTAATTAAAAAAGGAGATTTATCAAGTCTAGCTTGCAGTCATAATTGGAACGATGAACAACACCCAACTATAAATAATAAAATCCAATTAACCCCGAAACCCTACAGTAAAAGAAAAGACCAACCCGAACCAAGCACCCAACCAATAATACACGATATACAATGCAACTTTTTTAATGATTTGATGGGAGAAGAATATAAATATTTATATATTCCCGAAGACAGAAAAGATGCTTTATTTACTGGCTGGAAATGCTGGAATGTACAAGAAAGAAAAAATAGATATTTAGTAAATATTCCAAAAACTAACCCGAACTACTGCAAAAGTAAGTTTGCTTACAGTTATTCTTATTAATTCAGGAGCTCCAAACAATGTCACTATCAAGACCACACGAAAACGAAAAAAAGTTTTTTATAAAAAAATTCAAACATCTTGCTAACTGGTATCCACATCTAACATTAGATGAAACAGTAAAGCTAACACTAACACAATTAGACCAGGAAAAAATCAATTATCCAAATTATACAAAACTTAAAAAATGGATACACCCTATAGAAAATCACAATGTTAATTATATTTAATTACTGTTTTCTCATTCTCACGTCATACCAACGCCACAAATGAACAAATCAATTAAAAGAAGATACAGCCGAAGCGCAGCAACTACCGCGAACCGCAAATTTTACAGAATGACTATGGTATTTTTTATTGCGTCTTTTATTTTCGCAATGCACAGTACAAATTACGCGGACTTTATGGCACAGTGCACACAGCGCAACAGCGCGAACTACTGCGAACAAATTTACAGAAATTAAATTTTTTTTTTATTGCAGTATCCACCACGGCCCGAAAAATAAACGGGCCCTTTTTATTGCAGCTTCGCACAGTATCCACGGCGCACAATATCCACCGCGCCGCGCGCAGTTTTCCACACACAGAGGACACGGGGCCATATTGCAAAATTTTTTATAAATTTTTATACACCCCTGAACCTACTGATAAATCCAGAACTAATACTACTTTTTCTTCTCTACGCTAATAGATAGTTGTGGAGTGTTAAGGTTTATAGTCTCTTCGCTTTCACCTAGTACTTTACCTAGTGAATCTAATACCTGGGCAGCAGTTTGAAGCTGACCTCTCTTCACAGCCTGGTTGAAAAGTCTCATTCTCATACCCTGCAATCGTGCAATCATCTTTTCTCTGTCCTTCTCCCAATCCTGATCGTTCCATTCTTTTACCTGTCTCCAATCTCTCCAAGCTGTCTCCACTCCAATATTTTCCTTGGAAGCGTGATCCAACACCAACTGTCGTGTAGTCATGCCCTCAAGCTGACGTTTGTACAATCTATGCCTTCTAGCTTCAATAACTGAATCTGGATTTCTCTTTCCACAGACCTTCCCACCCATCGGTGCATTAGGACTGTCTACATCTGGTCGATAGTATGCTTGAGCCACGGACTAAATAAATACTAATACTTGAATAATAACCCTAAAAACACCGTTTAGTCGAATAAAACACGGAAATTTGTCGATATTTAAGCTATTCTTTACTACATGAGCGTAAATACAGCCGAAAAATTATCACTCAGATGGGCACAGGGGGAGGTGTTTAATGCAAAAAACAGATTTAGGGTACTGGTAGCTGGTAGAAGATTCGGAAAATCATATTTATCCTGCATAGAGCTTTTAAAAGCAGCAATAGACCGCCCTGGAGAAACCTACTTCTACTGTGCCCCCACCTACCGCATGGCAAAAGACATTGCATGGAAAGAAATCAAAAAACTCATTCCACGAGAATGGATACAATCGAAAAACGAAACCGATCTAAAAATAGAACTAATTAATGGCTCGCTAATCGAACTCAAGGGAACTGAAAATGCAACAACCCTGCGTGGCCGAAGCCTCGCTGGAGTAGTACTTGACGAAGCAGCCTTCATGGATTCCGATGTCTGGTTCCAAGTAATCCGACCAGCCCTCGCAGATAAACAAGGTTGGGCACTTTTCATATCCACACCAGACGGCACAGCATCATGGTTCTACGATTTATGGTGTTACGTTCCAGAAGATGAAACAGGTGATTGGAAACGCTGGAGCTTCACAACAATAGACGGGGGTAATGTTCCAGAAGAAGAAGTCCAGGCAGCCAAGGCCCAACTAGATAGCAGAACATTTAAGCAGGAGTTCGAGGCAAGTTTCGAGAATCTCACTGGTCTCGTTGCAGTCTCCTTTTCAGATTCCAACATTTCTAGCGAAGCAGAGGACATATCCATCGCTCCACTCTTACTAGGGGTCGATTTTAACGTAGATCCACTTTGCGGAATCTGCGCAGTACGCTACCGAGACATACTTTACGTCTTTGACGAGATAATTTTGACGGGCGGTGCAACAACCTGGGATTTTGCCGAAGAAGTTACAAATCGTTACGGAGTCGAAAGACGTATAGTTGCTTGCCCCGACCCTACAGGTGCAGCCCGAAAAACATCAGGAGTAGGCTCAACGGACCACACAATTTTGCGCAGAAGCGGATTCACAGTATCCTCTCCGCGTTCTCCCTGGAAAGTCCGCGATAAAGTAACCGCAATAAACACTGCACTATATGATGCAGCAGGAGAAAGAAGAACTTTAATCCACCCACGCTGTAAAGAACTTATAAAATCTCTCCGCACCCTCACTTACGCTCCAAACACAGGTATGCCAAACAAAAATCTTGGGGTTGACCATGCATTTGACGCTTTCGGCTATCTCTGTCTCCAACAATTTAACCTTGCTAAACCAGAGACATTAGGCCAAACTTCGTTTAGAATATACTAAGAGTTTCCTTTTTCCACTATGTATTATTCCACTACAAAGAAAAAGAAGAAGAAAAAGAAGGGAGGTAAAAAACGTGGCGAATGTTCCTGTAAATAAAGCGTTATACTCTAGGGTAAAAGCAGAAGCTAAACGCAAATTTAAAGTTTACCCCTCTGCTTACGCTAACGCATGGCTTGTACGAGAGTACAAAAAGCGTGGTGGCACTTATCGCACCGAGGCAAAGAAACGTGGCAAGAAGTAGCGGAGGTCTAACCCGTTGGTTCAAGGAAAAATGGGTAGATGTAAAAACAGGAAAGCCCTGTGGCCGTTCAAAAGGCGAAAAACGAGGCTATCCAGCTTGCCGACCCAGTAAACGTGTCTCAAGTAAGACACCTAAGACTGCTGGAGAGATGTCAGCAGCCGAAAAAGCACGATTTAAACGTGAAAAAACGAGCAGTAAGAAGATAACTTATCAACATAGACGAAAAAAGAAGAAAAAATAACTGTAAAAGTTGCAGTTTCACGGTAATATAGTGCTATATAGTATATTTTTCGCAAATCATGGCATTTTTTCGTGGTGAAGAAGGCTCTGTATCATTCGATAACGGATCTGGCTCAGTAGGCGCAGTAGCCTCTACGACTTCATGGACTTTAGACGTAACCAAAGACACTCTTGAGTGTACTGCTCATGGAGACACCTCCAGAAAGTATGTAGGATCTTTAAAATCTGGTTCTGGTACTGTAGATCTTATTTACACAGCAACATCTGGAGATGATACTGCTGAAATTATTACAGACGTATTAACTGCCGAAGATTCTGGCGATGCTTCATTTAATTTATTTTTAGATACATCAGGAACTAAAAAAGTAAGTTTTAACGGAATTATTACAGGAACTACATATAGTGCTTCTGTTGGAGATTTAAACACAGTTTCAGTTAGTTTTGTAACTAACGGAGACATTACTGCTGCTCTCTAATGCCCAAAAAATCTTATTCAGCAAAGCAACGTAAGCTCGCTGCTGTAGCCCCACCACGGGATAAGATCACTGGTGCTGACTTTAAAAAACTTAAATCCAAGAGAAAAAAGAAAAAGAAGTGAAACTCACACCTCGCCAAAAAACTTTATTGAGCAAACACTCTGAACACCACAGTGCAAAGCACATGGAGTTTATGAAAAGGCGAATGAGAGCAGGAGACACTTTCACTCAAGCCCATAAAAAGGCACAAGCGAAGGTGGGCAAATGAGAAAACGTAAAGGAGTCAGTTTATCTGTAGGTAGAGGAGAAAAATCTAAAAAAGGTGGACTTACTGCAAAAGGTCGTGCGAAATACAATCGTGCTACTGGTAGTAATTTAAAAGCTCCTGTTACTGAAAAGAATCCTACTGGTAAAAGAGCAGCAAGAAGAAAATCATTTTGTGCCCGTATGTCTGGTATGCCAGGTCCATTAAAAGATAAAAAAGGGCGACCCACTAGAAAAGCGTTAGCATTAAAACGATGGAGGTGTTGAAATGACTTATGCTGTACCTGGACCAATTAGAACAAACATTGTTTCATCTACTTCGGTAGGTGGGATAGACAGCCCTTTTACTCGCACGAGGGCTGTCCTAGACATGATGAAAGGTTGGGAAATAATGAAAGCTGTAACTGAAGGAACTGATTATTTAAGAACAAACAGCGAAGCATTTTTACCTTTAGAACCAAGAGAAGATTACGAAGCCTACCTCGCAAGAGTAAATCGTGCTGTATTTAGTCCGTTTACTCAAAGATTAATAAGAGCAGCTACAGGTTTAGTATTACGCAAACCAATAACACTAACAGGCGACCCATATTGGACAGAAATGTTCAAGGCAGACGTAGACGGAAGAAAGTCAGATCTAGATGAATACGCACGAAGAATACTAATGTGTTCTCTTACATACGGCCAAAGTCACATTCTTGTAGATTATCCTGCACCTTCAGGAGCAGTCAGTCTTGCAGAAGAACGTCAACAAAACCGCAGACCATACTGGATTGAAATAGACCCAAATAATTTATATGGTTGGAGACTAGACAGAGAATCAAATTATGGAAACTTGATACAGGTAAGACTAGCTGAGAAAGCTGTGCTTCCAGATGGTGAATTTGGTGAACAGGTATTCGATCAGATAAGAGTAATCGAGCCAGGTAGATTCAGAGTATTTCGTAAAAAAGAACAAATTGAAGAAATGTATGACGTATCAGATAATAGTGTCACTGGTAACTTTGAAGTAGGTTCAGCAGATAAAGACTATCGACAGGTAGAATCTGGTAGTTTTTCTTTAGGAGAAATACCTTTAGTAACAGTTTATTCTGGTAAAACAGATAATTTAGTCAGCAAACCGCCTCTTCTGGACATTGCATACTTAAATCTTGCGCACTTCCAAAGACAAGCTGACTTAATTCACAGTTTACACGTTGCTTCACAACCGTTACTGGTTATGGAAGGTTATGACGATCAAACCAAAGACCTTGCTATATCTGTAAATTATGCGATGGCTACACAGCCTGGAAATAAAATTTATTATGTAGAGCCAGCTTCCAGTGCTTTTGATGCGCAATCAGCAGAGATAAAAGAACTTCAGATGCAGATGGCAACACTCGGAATCAGTACATTATCACAACAGAAATTTGTAGCTGAATCGGCAGATGCTCGTAGGCTAGATCGTGTAGATACAAACTCCATGCTTGCGATGGTATCTATGGAGTTAGAGCAGAAACTACAAAAAGCCTTTAATCTATCAGCCGATTATGTTGGAATCGAACCACCTGAAGTAAAAATAAGCAGAGACTTCGATATTGAAAGATTAATCGGACAAGATATTACAGCTTTAACATCATTATTCGATCAACAGGTTATTGATAGAGAAGAATTTAGAGATATTTTGGTACAAGGTGAAGTTTTACCAACAGCTAACGAAGCCAAACCCGAATAAGCTGCTACAATAGTATATAAGTACATAAAATTTATGGCTGGATCTATAGACCATGTTCTGCAACCTGACGGAACATATAAATGGGAATTAGTAGAACCTAAGACTGAAGCACAAAAAACTGCTGAAGCCTGTCCTGCTCCTGAACCAAAAGCAACCAAAAAGAAAGTTGCTAAAAAGAAAACCGACAGCCCACTATCTGAGTAATTAATGGAATTAGAAGAAAAAGTAATTCAGCCTGAGTCTGTGACCAACGCTGAACAGCCCGTGGCTGAAACTACTTCTCAACCACAAGCACCTAATCTTGATAGTATCAAGAAGCAATATGAAGAACAGGTAGCTGCTGCCCGTAAAGAAGCTGCCGAGGCACAGGAAAAATTTAAAGGCATCAAGGGTAAACTAGACGAAGTTTACAAACAGAAAGAAGAAAAACGTACCAAAGACCTAGAAGAGCAAGGTCAATGGAAAACTCTTTGGGAAGAGGCAAACAAAACTGCACAGGACAAAGACCAGCAGATAATTAGCCTTACCCAACAACTTGAGGAAATGAAAAATTCTCACGAAACAGCTTCTACAAGGACAACAGCACTTGCAGCTATTAGTAACCAAGGAGTTATAAATGCAGAGCAGATGCTCTCTTTGTTACAAAATAAGTTACAAAAGAACGCTGAAGGAAAAGTAGTTGTCCTCAATGGTGGTGTAGAGCAGGATCTTAATTCGTATCTCATGAGTCTCAAAAACCCTGGTAGTGGTTATGAGCATCATTTCAAACCAAGTTCTGCTGCTGGAATGGGTGCTAAACCAAGCCCCGTAGCAAATGCTGGTGGAGGACCTGTAAACCCTTGGAAAACGGGCAATCTCACACAACAAATGCTACTATTAGAACAAGATCCTCAAATGGCAGCAGTGCTGAAACAAGAGGCTCAAAAATAGTTAGTTTCTGTGAAACTAATCCCCTTGTCTGTGACTAGGGTATCGCAAAAGTTAAAAAGGTAATCTGAATGGCTGCTCCGTTTCAGAATTATTCTGGCGGTGTCCTATTAGCGGACATCGTTAAGAGAAATAATCTCAGCACATACGTTTCCGAAGCTATCAAGGAACGTAGTGCATTTATTAAGTCTGGTGCTGTTGTGCGTAATGCACTTCTTGATGCAACAGAAGGTGGAACAAGAATACAAGTTCCAGAATTTAACCCAATCGCTCCAACTGAGGAAATCTTAGATGGTACAGCAACATGGGGTACAAGTAACTCTGGTTATTTGACACCACAGAAGATTGGTACAGGAACACAGATCGCAACTATCTGTCATAGAGGTTTTGCGTATGCTGTTGATGACGTAGCTGTATTGGCTGCTGGTGAAGATCCAATGGGTCACATCAGAAACCAAATCGCAGATGCTATCAACAAGCTAAACTCAGCAAGATTATTCAGTCTGCTAAACGGACTATTTGCTGGTGGTTCTGGTGCTCTAGGTGCTAATCATCTTGACATCGCAAAAGCTGGTACTGGTGCTGATGAAGATAACTTCTTGACAGCTTCTACAGTTGCAAGAGGTAGATCACTTCTTGGAGAAAGAGGCGAAGAGTTAGATACTCTAGTAATTCATCCATCTGTTGCTTACTACTTATATCAAGTTGGTATGCTTACATTCTCAACATCTGCTCTATCAACTGGTGGTGCAGTAACTTGGGGTGGTGGCGGTGTCGGTGTTAACGAAAGAAGCATCGGCCAATTTGCTGGTATGAATGTTGTCATTGACTCTCAAGTTAATACATCTGCTCCAGGTGCATCTGGTCATCAAAAAGAGTTCCGTTGCTACTTAATTAAGTCAGGAACAATTCTTGAAGGCGAACAGTCTCCTCTAGGTATTGAATCAGATAGAAACATCTTATCTAAGCAAGATGTTATGTCTGTTGACTACCATAGTGCTTATCACATCATGGGTACTAAGTGGAGTGCTGCTACAGACAACCCAACAAACGCTGCTTTGATGAACTCAAGCAACTGGGCTGCTACATACGATGTAGACTTAATTCCTGTAGTTGAGCTAATCGTTAACTCACCACTTGATACATCTACTATTTCTTAATAGAATATAACTGTAGGTGGTCGTTAAACCTCATCAATTATTGGTGGGGTTTTTTCTTTACGCTACAATAAAACTAAAATTACTTTATAGCCGTGGCAGCCACCATAAATGCAACTGTAAAAGACGCTAACGCTAACAGCTATGTCACGCTTACAGAAGCCAACACTTACTTCGAGACAGTTCCAGACTCCTCAACCTGGACAGATAAAACAGACGATCAAAAGAATAGAGCACTAATATCCGCTACTAGATGGATCGACAGCTTTGTATTTTACGGAGATAGATGCGATGATGGTCAAGCACTAAAGTTTCCGAGAAATAATTATCAAGTAGATGGTGTAGAACTAGCTTGCAGTACAATTCCTTTAAATATCAAATATGCACAATATGAATTAGCTAGGGCTTTAGCAAATGATACTGGTGCTATCACAGGTACTACTGGAACAGATGGTAACTTTTCTGAAGTAAAACTAGGAGATATTGAAGTTAAATACAATACTGATAGCCAGGGAACAGGATCAATAAATAATATTTTAGATGTTTACCCTTGGCTACAAAGTTATCTGGGTGCATATATACTTGGGGGAGCAGGGTCTTTCCAAATGAGGGTAGTTAGAGGTTAATGGCAGGACAGCTAGACGCAGCATTTAAAAAGATCGCAAAACAAGTGGTGTCTCAACTTGGGACCTCATTAGACACCTCCATTGTTTACACACGCAAAGGTGTATCTAGTTATAATCCTGCCAAAGGAGAGTACATAACTGTAGATACTACATATACAATTAAAGTACCTATCGAGTTTGTGCAATCTACTGAAGAATCTGGGTTTCAGGAGAACATTGCAAGACTCTACATTACACCAGACTTGATAGGTGACAATCAACCTCTACTCCAAGATGAAATAACTCTCACATTCTCTGGATCGACAAGAGGAGCTAAAATAACAGATATACGCACATTAAAAGGAGGACAGGAATACCTGTTCCGTATTGATGTAATTTTCTAATGAGCTTAGTAAACACACGAGCAGCTTTTGAAACTGCGATACAAAACAAGGTTCAAGAAGTTGATCCTACAGTTATTGTAGTATTCGATAATACACCATTTAATCAGCCAGGGTTAAGGAAAAAGTATGTAATGGTTAGCCTAGACTTTACACAATCAACTAATCAAACTCAGGGAGCAGCACAAGATTATTATGCTGGAACAATTACTTGTGGTGTTATGACCCCAAAAAACAAAGGAACAGCAGCAGCAGCCGAAATTGCAGAGTCAATTATAGATGGATTGACCTCAGTAAACTCTTCAACATATACCGACACTTTCTCAGTATCTCCTCGTGTATCTCAAATAGCAGGACCAACTTCAGTAACCACAGAAAGAGAGAGTCACTTTCTATCTGTAGTAAGTTGCAATTTTAGTGCCAATGCCTAACAAAGACATTAGATTTTTAACGAACGATCTTGAAGAGGATCTTATCAAATTAAAAAGCAAAGTAGCAGCCATAATGGTACAGGATCTTCAAGAATCTGGACCGTGGTGGACAGGACACTTTGCTACAAGTTGGAAAGTAAGTGAAACTCCAGTAGAACCTATTAAGAAAAGCACTGCTAGGTCAAAAGAGAGACAAGCCTATGATGTTCCTTTAGGCTGGATAACAGATGAAGAGGGTTCTGAAGAAGGTGGCAGTATCATAAATCAAATACGAACAAATAGATTTTTACCGAAAAGAAAACGACCCAAGAGAGTTCCCCTTAACAAAGAGCTCTATATTGGTAACGAAGCTGAGTATGCTGGTTTTGCTGTAAATAATCCAGGAGCTACTGCACCAGTAGGCGATCCTGATGGTGTAACCTACGAGCAGCATGATAAGAATGTTGAGAATCGAATAACACCACCGAGTAAGAATCCAGATTGGTTTAAAGTTTATATGCAAACTGCACAGTACGAATCTGCTATAGCTCTAGGATTATCAGAAACATTTAAGGCTAAAAATGTAAGTTTCGATTAATAAGCTATACTACAGGAATAGATATATATTTTTATGCCAACAGTAAGAGCAATCGACAAACTAAAGAAAGCCTTTAGTGTAGAAGAACGCAGTAGCTACTCCATTTTAAAAGGAGAAGAACTGATACTAAAGATATTCTGGTCGCCTCTAACTATAGCTGATAGAGACACAATAAACACTACACTATTAGCTATGAACAAGGGTCAAGAAGAAGGTAGTCTTGATTTCGCACTACAGGTTATTGTTACAAAAGCTGAAGATGAATCAGGAGCAAAGTTATTTACAGCAGCAGATTTACCTTCTTTACGAAGAGAAATACCACTAGCAGTTCTGTTAGACATAATGACCAAGATGCAAAGTATGGGCGAGGAGGAAAGCCCCGATGCCGTAAAAAGCTAAGTTAGAAAAAGATAATTTTATATATTTACAATTTTTTATCGCGGAAAAACTAGGTTACACACACCGAGAAGTAAGAGAAAATATGTCTATTCAAGAACTGTACGCATGGAACGCATACTTTCAAATAAAATCTGAACGAGAAGAACAAGCTTACGAAAAAGCAAAAAGACAAGCCCAGACACGCAAAGTACGCTAAACTTGTTCTATCTAGTAATTTTTGTGTAAGTGGCAGCATCAAATTACAGCGTAAATATAAAATTAAATACTAAGCCAGCTAGAGTTCAACTAGAAGCATTAGAAAAGCGTGTAAATAAATTAAGAGCTAGTTTAAACAATCCACTACGAATAGAGAGTAAAGCAACTCTTATTAAGAAACAGCAACTTGCGTTAGAGGACAAGAAGTTCTCTATGATGCACCGTACTAGACGTTTAGGAGATCAAATAAGAAAATTTGAAGAACAGGGAATAAAGTTAGACAAATTAAGATTAGAACTAAAAAGTGCAGCTAGGCACACAGAAAAAGGTAGATTCCAGACAGCCAAAGATGCTCAGAAATTTGTAGCCGAAGAACTGAAAACATTAGAAAAACAACTGGAGGCAAACATAAAAAATGCTGGTGTAGATAGAGATAGAGTTAGAACTCTCGCACAACTTGTAGGACTAAAAAGAACAGAAGCAGCTTTAAATAGAACGGCTGGAACTACTGCTGCGTTTATGGACAAGCGTAGAGGAATTGGACCAAATAATCTACTTGGGCTTCCAAGCACAGAGATGCTGAAGCCCGATAAACGAGGCATAAAAATATTAGATTTAGGAACTCAGGGTAGACAACAGACAAGTGTTCCGTTTGGACCGCAGATAGCAACTGCCAGCCAGCTAAAGGCTTTCGGTAAAGGTCCAGAAGCTATGGACATAAATACAAGAATTAATCAGCAGATGAAGCGATTAAGGTTTAATCATCAGTTGAATATGTTGGAAGTTAAGAGAGTAAATACTACAAAACTAAGAGTTAAGATGGGCGAACTTGTAGACGCTCAAAATAGAAGAGACTTCGGATCAATTCAACGCCTGAATAATGAACTTACTGCTGGAATAACTAAAGAGCAAAATAAATTAAAACTATTACGGGAACAAAATAAAGAGCGTAGACGAGGGGCTTCATTCAAGTTTCCTATGGGAGCCAGCAGCCCTCTGAACTTCAGTCCTGATGGGCAACTATTACCTGGTCCAGCACCTAAAGGTGGTTTTGGTTTTCAAAGTGCGCTTATCAGTGGTGCTTTTCCGTTACTGTTTGGGCAGGGTCCTCTAGTAGGTGCAGCAGGATTCTTAGGAGGTGGACTTGGCGAACAGTTTGGTGGTCAAATGGGTGGATTCGCTGGAGGTCTTGTCGCTACCGCAGCAGCCACAGCAGTCCAACAGTTTGCAACAGAAACATCAAAACTAGGACAAGCACTGAATGACGCTACTAAAGATATAGAAGCAGTATCAGCAGCATTAGGAATCACTGGAACAGAGTTTGAAAAGAATTTAAAAACCTTAGAAAAATTAGGTGGCGAAGAAGAAGCGTTTGCAGCAGCCAGAGAAAGAATGATTAATATAGTAGGCCAAGAGGGAGTAATCGCTTTACAACAGTTTGGTAAAGGAACTACAGAACTTGCAAATCAATTTACGATAGCAATGACTCAGATGAAAGCGGGCTTTGCATCTTTCTTAAAGACAAGTGGCCTAGGTGCAGCGTTACTTAGAACAGTAAGTAACGCTAATTTAATGAGACAAGCTGAAGTATCAGATGATTTAGAGACTCAAAAATTAATTAGGGCACGGGATCTTCTGATGAAGGCTCCTTTCTTTAGAAGCGAAGAAGAAAAAGCGTTATTAGCAGAGTTTCCAGGAATAACCAGTGCTAATCAAGCTAGAGATGCTATTTTTGAGAGACAAAAGACAGTTAATAAAAATCAGGAACAGGCTGCTGTTGAAAAACTACTGGCAGATATACAGAAACAAAGAGTAAAAAATATAACTGATGAAATAGTACTATTAGAAAAATCTATGGGGCTATCTACAGATGAACTTGAAATAGAAAAACAGATAATGCAAATGAAACAAGATAGGGAAATAAAAGACGAAGCTGAAATCCGTAACAAACTTAAGCACCTACAAAATTTACAAAAAGAAAGACAGTTGGCTGAAGAGACAGCAGCAGCGTTTGAAAGAATGTCTCAAACAATAGCAACTGACATATCCGATGGCATAAAAGGTATGATTCGTGGCACTTCCACACTCAACGATGTATTAAGCAGCGTACTGAACAAGTTGATAGACGCAGCATTTAACATGGCTTTCTTTGGAAATATGCAGGGAAGTTTAGGCGGTGGTGGATTCTTTGGGTTACTTGGCGGTTTATTTAGGGGTGGCGGTGGAGGAGGTGGAACAACTGATGTTTTTGCAGGTTTTAATCGAGGACCTGCTAGTGGAGTAACCATGGATAGTTTTGCAAATGGAGGTAGACCAAGAGTAGGTAGAGCTTCCATAGTTGGAGAAAGAGGGCCAGAACTTTTTGTTCCTGGAACTGCTGGCAGTATTATTCCGAACCATGCACTCGGTGGTTCTACTAACGTAGTAGTAAATGTTGATGCTTCTGGATCTAACGTTGAAGGAGATGAACAGCAGAGTAGAGAACTTGGTCGTCTTATCTCAGTTGCAGTACAATCTGAAATATTACAACAGAAAAGACCAGGAGGATTACTTGCATAATGGCTACGTTTCCCTCAATAAAACCTACTTATGGCCAACAGAAAAGGTCTGCACCATTAACTAGAACAGTTCGTTTTGCAGATGGCTATGAACACAGAATATTATTTGGACTAGCACAACATCAAAATCCAAAAGTTTTTAATTTTACTTTCAATGTCTCAGAAACAGAATCAGATGAAATAGAAACATTCCTTGATGCCCGTGCAAACGATTCAGACAGCTTTACTTTTACTCCACCAGGTGAAAGTTCATCTTCTGAATTTGTTTGCGAACAATGGAGTAAATCAATACCATATAACAATAGAGCTACGATTCAGGCAACTTTCAGACAAGTATTTGAACCAGCATCATAATGTCAGTAAACGCATCAGTATTTAGCAGCCTACAGGACATAAATCCATCTGCGGTTATAGAGTTATTTACACTTCAATTATCAACTGCTTTGCATGGTGCAAATACTGTATATAGATTTCATGCTGGCAGTAACCTTAATGCGAATGGTCAAATCGTTTGGAATGGTAATTCTTATCTTAGATTTCCAATACAAGCATCAGGTTTTGCTTTTCAAAAAGGACAGTTACCCAGGCCAAAAATAAGTATTAGTAACGCAACAGGATTGATTTCATCAATATTGCTATCTGTAAACGAAACAACAACTGGTAATGATTTGACAGGAGCTACAGTAACAAGAATAAGAACATTAGCTAAATTTATTGATGCTGTTAATTTTGCTGACGGAACAAATGCAACTGCTGATCCAACAGCCGAGTTTCCCCAAGAGGTGTACGCAATAGATCGTAAATCAACAGAAACTAGAGAAATTGTTGAATTTGAACTTGCTGCTCCTACAGATTTAGCAGGAGTTAGAATACCCAAGCGTCAGTGCACTAGGTCGATATTCCCCTCTATTGGTACGTTTGTTCAATGACTTGGAAATATAAAGCACTACTTCATGCCCAAAGAGAAGATCCAAAAGAATCTTGTGGTTTACTATTGAACATAAAGGGTAAAGAGAGATATTTTCCTTGTCGTAACCTTTCAATGACAGATCATCAGTGTTTTATTATCGACCCAGAAGATTATGTAAAAGCAGACAATACAGGAGAAATAGTTGGTGTTGTTCATAGCCACCCTATAACACCTCCAACTCCTAGTCAGGCAGATAAAATTAGCTGCGAAGATAGTAATTTACCGTGGTATATTGTTAATCCAAAAACAGAGCAATGGGCATACTTAGAACCATGTGGATATAAGCCACCTTTATTGGGTCGTCAATGGGTATGGGGTATAACAGACTGTTGGAGTTTAGTAAGAGATTGGTATAAAGAAGAAAAGAATATCGAACTTAGAGATTGGGAAAGACCAACTACACTAGAAGAATTTAATAATAAACCTTTGTTTGAGGACTGTGCTTGGAGGACAAATTTTAGAGAACTTAGACCCGATGAAAAGTTACAAGATGGAGATGTTTTACTTATGAGCATTTTGCACCCAACTTTAAATCATGTAGCATTATTTTTTGAAGGAGATGTTATTCATCATTTAACCGATAGACTATCTTGTAGAGAGCCTTACTCTGAATGGCTGTTAAAATGTACAGGAAAGAGGTATCGCTATGCTTCGTAAAGTAAAACTATATGGAGAGTTAGCTAAATTTGTCGGACACAAAGAGTTCGAGGTAAAGGTAGATACAGTTAGTAAAGCTGTAAGTTTTTTAATACATAATTTTCCAAAAGTTGAAAGTTTTATGAGTCCTAAATATTACCAAGTAAAAGTTGGTGATTATGATATTGAAAAAGATGAAATAGGACACCCAATCGGACAACAAGATATACACTTTATTCCAGTGATTAGTGGTGCAGGAAGAGGTTTTGGAAAGGTTTTATTAGGAGCAGTATTAATTGGCACGGCTTTATTGCTACCAGGGGCAGCACCTACATTTGGATTTAGTGGTTTTTCAGCAGCAGCAGGATCAGGAGCTATGGGTGCATTTTCAGCGACATTGGCAAATATAGGTTTAGGACTAACACTTATGGGAGTTAGTGAGATGTTATTTCCTCTACCAGAACCCCAGAAATTTAATTCAGAACAAGATCCGCAATTATCATTTAATTTTAGTGGAGTTCAAAATACATCAAGGGCTGGCACTCCCGTTCCAATAGTTTACGGTGAAATAATTACAGGAAGTGTTGTAATAAGTGCAGCGATTGACACTAATCAGGTAGAAGCATGACAGACGAAACTAAACTTATTAGAGGAGCAGGAGGCCCACCAAAACCACCCCCACCTCCTTATCGTGCTCCTGATACTTTACACAGTAGAAGTTTTGCTACTGTTCAGGATTTAATATCTGAAGGAGAGATAGAAGGTTTTGCTAGTGCATCAAAAGAAGGTCTCACAAAAGGCACAACTGCATACGACAATGCAAGTTTGAAAGATGTTTTTCTTGATGACACCCCAATATTAAATTCAACAGCTACAAGTGCTAGTCCTGCTGATACCGACTTTAACTTTCAAGATGTAACTTTTAAATCTAAGTTTGGAACGTCAAACCAAACTGCAATGAGTGGTATTCCTGCTGAAAGTAGATCACCTACGGGTGTTGGAGTTACTGTAACTACATCTTCACCTGTCACTAGACAAGTTACTAATACAGATGTAGATGCAATTATTGTTACTTTAACTTGGCCTCAGATACAGGTAGCTGAAGATGATGGAGATATTAGAGGAGATACTGTCGAATATAAAATACAGGTTCAGTATAATTCTGGTGGATTTACAGATGTCATAAGTACTTCTGTTAGCGGTAGGACAGCAGATGCTTATGCTAGAGATCATAGAATAAATGTTACAGGTGCTTTCCCTGTTGACGTTAGAGTGGTTCGAATCACAGCAGACAGTACAGATGCAGCACGAGTAAATGCGTTTCAATTTACCAGTATTCAAGAAGTAATTGATAACAGTTCAACTTATGCGAATAGTGCTTACGTTGCTCTTCGCTTAGATAGTAAACAATTTAATCGTATTCCCACAAGAAAATATCGTATTAGAGGTGTGAAAGTAAGAATACCAGGAGCAGGAGCATCTAGTTCTGGTACGCCTACTGTTGACAATGCAACAGGCAGAATAGTGTACCCAAGCGGATATATTTTTAATGGAGTCATGGGTGCTGCTGTTTATACAAATTGCCCAGCCATGTGCTTACTAGATTTGCTCACAAACACTAGATATGGTCTAGGAGATCATGTTACGGATAGTAATTTAGATTTATTTAGTTTTGTAGCTGCTAGTAAATATGCAAATGAATTAGTAGATGATGGACAAGGTGGTACTGAAGCTAGATTTAGTTGCAATGTAAATATTCAAAGTCCTAAAGAAGCATTTGCAGCGATAAATGATTTAGCTGGAGTCATGAGATGTATGCCAATTTGGTCTGCTGGATCTGTAACCATATCTCAAGACAAGCCAACAACAGCAAGCTATCTGTTTAATTTAGCCAATGTAGGTGAAGGTGGTTTTGCTTACTCAGGTAGCAGTTTGAAAACCAGACATAGCGTTGTTTCTGTCAGTTACTTCAACATGGATTCAAAAGAAGTTGACTTTGAAGTAGTGGAAGATGCAACAGCAATATCAAAACTTGGAACGATAGTAAAACAGGTAAAAGCATTTGCTTGCACTTCCCGTAATCAAGCTGCCAGATTGGGTCGTGCAATTCTTTTTGCTGAACAAAATGAAAGTGAGACTGTTACATTTTCAGCTTCAATAGATGCAGGAATTGTTGTTAGACCTGGTTCTGTTATCGAAATAAATGATCCAGTAAGAGCAGGGGCTAGAAGAGGTGGTCGTGTTGTCGCTGCAACTACAACAACTATAACTATTGATGCTGTTGGAGATACTACACTGTCTGATCTAAATAATTCTGTTACTATCGCTGTGATTTTGCCTGATGGTACAGTTGAGACAGGTTCAGTTTCTAATGTTGTCGGTGCTGTTTTTACTGTTAATAGTGTTACCAAATCTGATGGAACAACTCAATCTGCATTTAGTTCCACACCAAATGTAAACGCACCCTATCTAATATCTAGCACGGATTTACAAACACAATTATTTAGAGTAATTCAAGTTGAAGAGCAAGACGATATTAACTATGTAATTACAGCTTTGTCTTATGTTGAGGGCAAATATGCTTTTATCGAAAATGGTACTGCATTACCTACACGGACAATATCTTTACTAAATGCACCAGCGTCACCTCCAAGTAACTTAACTGTTGCAGAAAAGATAGTAACTCTTAATAATATGGCTAGAAGTAAATTAATTATAGATTGGCAGCCTGTAGATGGAGTTACTCAGTATTTAGTTAATTATAAATTTGAGGATACTAATTTTATATCTCAAGTTGTATTTAGTAGTGACTTTGAGATTTTAGATAGTAAAAGAGGAAGTTATACGATTGAAGTTTACTCATTTAATGCTGCTCTAAATATATCTCCTAATTCTACTGAGACAGTTTTTGTTGCTCAAGGTAAAACTGCTGTACCAGAGAATGTACAAAATCTTAGTATTGAATCTATTAACGATCAATTTGTAAGATTAAGATTTACACAAGCCACTGCTGTAGATGTTCTTCATGGAGGTCGAGTTTACATACGGCATACAAATTTGACGGGAGGATCTGCCACGTTCCAGGCTGCACAGGACATTATTGAGGCTGTACCTGGTAACGCTACAGAGGCAATTTGTCCAGCACTTCCAGGAACTTATCTTGCGAAATTTCAAGACGATGGCTTACGTTTTAGTACCACAGAGGCTTCTGTTTCAATAACATTACCAGAAATATTAGATTCTATAACTGTAAAAACCGACAGAGAAGATACAGACAGTACACCTTTTAATGGAACGAAAAGTAATGTTACGTTTGACTCTTCTCTTGGTGGATTAAAACTTACAGATCCTAGTTCAAATGCTACTGGTACTTATGATTTTGTAGAGACTCTTGATTTAGGTGCAACATTTTCACTTACTTTGAAAAGACATTTTCAAGGTGCTGGTTTCTATGTTGGAGATCAGTTTGATAATAGAACAGCGAATATTGATACATGGACAGATTTTGATGGTTCGATAGCTAATGATGCCAACGCTGTTTTAGCTGTAAGGACAACAACTGATAACCCAAGCAGTTCTCCTACTTATGGATCGTTTAATACCATGGCTAACGGAATATTCAAAGGTAGAGGTTTTCAGTTTAGAGCTACTTTAGAAACTGCCGATGCTGCTCAAAATATGAATTTACAACAACTAGGGTATACAGCAACTCTGCCCTCTAGAACTGAACAATCTGCTGTTATTGCATCTGGAGCAGGAGCAAAAGCAGTTACATTTACAGCACCATTTTTTGTTGGAACATCTGCACTAGGTAATCTAAATAACTTCTTACCTTCTGTTAATATCTCTCCACAGAATATGGCATCAGGTGATTACTTTGAACTTAGTAGCATATCTGGAACTGGCTTCACAGTTCACTTTAAAAACTCAAGTGATGCTAGTATTGATAGGAACTTTACCTACAGTGCTGTTGGTTTCGGCAAAGGAGGGTAACATGGAGGAAAATAGTATTTAACTGTGGCTGACGTAACAAACTACACTATTGAAAATAACTCAGGTCAGAACGTAAGAATTGATTTGAACGCTGTTTTTGCTGCGATCCAGTCTAGTAATTCAAAGTCTACTGACTTAACCAGTAGTCAATGTGTTGCTGGTATGCCTTTTCTTAATACGACCTCAAATATTTTAAAAATAAGAAATTCAAGTAATGGTGGTTTTACTGAGATAGGAAATATAGATTCAGCAAATTTAGGCTTACTTCCTGTAGCTGGCGGTACAATGACAGGCACGTTAACAACAGTTGATGTTGCTTTTCAAGGAGATAACTATAGTGTTTTATGGGATAAATCGGATGATGCTCTTGAATTTGCTGATAATGCCAAATTAGTATTTGGTTCCTCTTCTGATCTTACTATCAGTCATTCTGGATCTAATTCAGTATTTAATGAAACTGGTACTGGTAATTTACAATTACAACTAGGAGGATCTACAAAATTTGAAGTTGTATCAGGCGGTGTTTCTTTAACAGGTGGAGCAGCTTCAAATATTACAGCATTATCTGATGGTGCGACAATTACTATTGATATGGCTACTGCCTGTCATCACTCTGTTACTTTGGGTGGCAATAGAACCTTTGCTGCACCTAGTAATCAGGTAGTTGGACAAAGTGGATCTATATTTGTTACACAAGATGGAACGGGATCTAGAACAGCAAGTTTTAACAGTGCTTTTAAATTTATAGGTGGAGTTGCACCAACTTTATCTACTGCTGCTAGTGCGATTGATAGAATTGACTATATAATAAAATCAAGCAATGTTATTCAATGTGCAGTATCTTTAGACATTAAATAAATGGCAATTATTCCTGGAAAAAAGAATTTTACTGTAGATAGGAGAGCAGACTTTCCTATTAGACTAACATTTAAAGATTCAACTGGATCGGCTATAGATTTAACGGGATATACTGTAGCTGCACAAGTTTATGATGAATCACGCTCTACAAAATATGCAGATTGGACAGTAGCTTATACAAATAGGACAGGTGGAGTTGTAGATATTTCTTTGTCTGATACTGATACTGCAACTTTTACTCCAGAAATTTTGTTTTATGACGTATTATTAACAGAACCTTCGGGTAGCAAAAACTATTATTTAGAGGGTAAACTATTTATAAGTGAGGGTTACACCGCATGAGCACTCCCAATTCTGTAACTGTAAGTCAGGTTTCTGACGTAACTACAGTTGAAATTACTACGGCTGGCCCACAAGGTCCTGCTGCATCAGGGTTTGAATTTAATGGCGATAACAAAGTCGATGGTTCAATTCCTGTCTTTAATAGTTCAAACTCAAGGTTTGAAGCTACTGCCACACACACAGTTTTAACACTTGTGGATGGTGGAAATTTTTGACATCCATTAGTATCATTAAACTAAAACGCTATGGCTAACACAGTACGCATAAAAAGATCTACAGGATCTTCAGCACCCACAAGCCTTGCAAATGCTGAGTTAGCTTTTGCAGAAGGTAGTAAAAAACTATTTATTGGTATCGGAACAGGTGGAGCAGGGGGAACTGCTACAACTATTGAGGCAATCGGTGGAACTGGTAGTTTCTTTGATAAATCGACAGTACAAAATGCAAATAAAGTTATAGCTGGTCCGACAACAGGTAGTGATGCTGCTCCAACATTTAGAGCTTTAGTAGCTGCTGATATTCCCTCGTTAGCTCATACAAAAATAAGTGATTTTGATACAGGTGTACAGGCAAATAGATTAGATCAAATGGCTGCGCCAACAGGTTCAGTTTCATTAAATAGTCAAACAATAACTAACCTATCTGACCCTGTAAATGCTCAAGATGCAGCGACCAAATCGTTTGTAGAGTCTACTGCACAGGGATTAGATGTTAAAGATTCTTGCGTAGCAGCTACTACAGCAAACATTACAATATCTACTGCTCTTAATAATGGAGACACATTAGATGGTGTAACTCTTTCAACTAATGATCGTGTTCTTGTTAAAGATCAGTCAACTGCTTCGGAAAATGGTATTTATGTTGTAGGGTCTAGTCCAGCAAGAGCAACTGACTTAGCTGCTGGAGATGACGCTGCTGGATTCTTTACTTTTGTTGAACAGGGAACTGTTAATGCTGACAATGGATTTGTTTGCACATCTAACAAAGGATCTGCTGTTGTTGGTACAAATAACCTTACTATTGCTCAGTTTTCTGGTGCTGGTCAGGTAACAGCAGGAGATGGCTTAGATAAATCAGGTAATACACTTTCTCTTGATCTTAAAGCAAATGGTGGACTTGTTATTGAATCTACTGAAGTTGCTGTTGATCTTGCTGCTAGTTCTATAACAGGAACACTTGCTATTGGCGATGGTGGAACGGGTGCTACAAGTGCAAGTGCAGCTAGAACCGCTTTAGGATTAGCGATTGGAACAAATGTCCAAGCGTATGATGCAGACCTTGATAACTTATCTGGTTGTCAGTCAGGTGCTTCTGCTGCTTTAGCTGCCTTAACTTCGACTGAAGTGGCGATTCTTGACGGAGCAACGGTAAGCACTAGCGAGTTGAACATCATGGATGGTGATACTGCTGCAACATCCACTACTTTGGCAGCAGCAGATCGTTTAGTAACAAATGATGCTGGAACTATGAAACAGGTTGCGTTATCTGACCTAGTTACATTTTTAGAAGATGAAAGTGCGTCTAGCTTCAACATAGACGGTGGTTCTTATTAAAAATAGCTATTAGGAGGCAAGGCCAATGGCTAACACAATCAAACTTAAAAGAGCAAGCGGTAGCGATCCAGGAAACAGTGATCTTTCTGTCGGAGAGTTGGCAATACGAACCAGTAATTGCAAGTTATTTAGTAAGAATGACAGTGGTTCTGCGGTTGGAATTGTAGCTGGATCGGCTGATACTTTGACAACTGCAAGAACTATTGCAGGAGTTAGTTTTGATGGTTCTGCGAATATATCTCTTAATAATAATGCAATTACTAATGGAGCAGGGTATATAACTGCAACTCTGACCAATGAACAAGTCCAAGATATTGTAGGTGGTATGGTTTCTGGTAATACCGAAACAGGAATCACTGTTACCTACCAAGACGGTGATGGTACTTTAGATTTTGTTGTAGGCACACTTAATCAGGACACTACAGGAAATGCAGCTACAGCCACAGCACTTGAAACCGCACGAAATATTGGCGGGGTATCGTTTGATGGAACTGGGAATATAAATTTACCTGGTGTAAACACTTCTGGAAACCAAGATACTTCTGGAAATGCTGCTACAGCAACGGCTTTAGCCACTGCACGAACCATAGCTGGTGTTTCTTTCGATGGAACGGCTAATATTTCACTAAACAATAATGCAATAACAAATGGTGCTGGCTACATAACTTCTGCTGACGGAGGTAACGCCGCAACTTTGGATAGTATTGATTCAAGTCAATTTTTAAGATCAGATGCAAATGACTCAGCAAGTGGATTAATTAGTTTAAGCACAGGTCTATCTTTTGGTGCTGATTCTAGATGTGCTGCTGCTGTATCTACTTTGTCTGATGGATCAACAATTACTGTTGATCTTGATTCTGGAATACATCATACTGTTACTCTTGGCGGTAATAGAACATTTGGTGATCCTAGCTCGACTTCAAATGCTATAGGTCAAAGTGGATCTATATTTATTGTTCAAGATGGGACAGGCGGAAGAACAGCAGCTTTCCATTCAGATTATAAATTTGCTGGTGGTACAGCACCTACTTTGTCGACAGCAGCCAATGCAGTTGATAGACTAGATTATGTTGTACGAGCAGCCGACAATGTTCATTGTGTTGTTACTTTAGATGTAAAATAGATGGCTTTATTTGACACAATTCGAGCAGGAGCATCTGGAGCAGCAGATAGTTATGAAATTGAAAGGAGTATTAGGCTAAATCGAAGCGATAATTCTTACCTAGAAATTAGTAGATCAAGTGATGGTAATAGAAAAAAATGGACATTTAGCACTTGGTTAAAAGTTGCAAAACATGGCGATGATTTAAGACCAATTTTTGCTTTTAATGGCACAGGCAATAATAGAGAAAATTTTGCTTTCGAATCTGATGGAAAAATAGCTTATCAATTAAGAGTTAGCGGTTCAAGCAAAGCACAAATTGTAACTACAGGTAGATTTAGAGATCCAACAGCTTGGTATCATATTTTGTTGATTTGGGATAGTGACAATGGAACGTCTGCTGACAGAGCAATTATTTATGTTAATGGGGTGAGGCAAGAAGTTACAACATTTATTACGCCAGCATCAGGCTCCTCAACTTTTATAAATTCAACAACAACTCACTATATAAATCACGATGCACATTGGGATTCTGGTGATTATTCTTATGCTGAAACTTATTTTATAGATGGTCAGGCTTATGACCCTTCTTTTTTTACAGAAACCGATACAATAACAGGACAATTTATTCCTAAAAAATATACAAGTGGGTTCTCAGGTAATAGTTTTTATTTAGCTTATACTGACAATTCAAACAATACAGCCACAACTATAGGAAAAGATTATAGCGGTTTAGGAAACAATGTATCGCCTCAAGGTGTTTCAGTAAGTGCTGGTCGCCATAATGATTCTTTAGAAGATACACCAACAAATAATTATCCAGTAGTTAATCCTTTAAATTCAAGAGA